TTGGTGAATCTTATTAGATACTTTTTGGAATTTAGTTCCTAAAGTTTGGAACCATTGTCCTTGTGTATTATAAAATCCTAGATCTACATATCCACTATTATCAGAGTTTAGTGCTCTGTTATTTTGTGCATACCAGTACTCATCAGCAGCAGAAGCGTCTTGAATTAACATATCCAAGTTTTCCAAATCAATTTCTAATGAAATATACTCACTCATGATTGAAGTTAATTCCGCTTCAGCATCCAAAGATTGGTAAGCGTTCAAATCTTGAGCAAATTCTGGTGTCCATTGTGCTTTTAACTTACGTGTTTTAGCAACAATAGCTTCAGATTTCATTTTGATATCAATTTGAGGGATTGCTAATTGATCAGCAGTTGTTGATTCAGCATTAGGGAATCCACCTCCAGTAGTATCTTCAAAATCACCTCTGTTGTTATCAGTTGGTTGTAGGTTATAAGTAACATAGAATGGCTCATCTAAATCAGCAAATGAAGCTGAAGATTGTTCATAAATAAATGTTACAGTACCAGTAGCTGCATTAACAGAAGTATATTGTGGTAAGATATTTGAAGTTGTAGCAATAGAAGCTGAAGTAGCAGTAAATGCTCTAGCTCCTTTAAAATCTGGGTTTGTAGCACCAGATCCAGTTAACGTTGACATATCAATAGCAACCGCTGAATATGTAACTCCTGCTGCTATAGAAGCAGATTTAGCAGAATCATAATCAACTTGTGCCCAAGTAGCTGAAGAAATAGTACCGTCTAATGAAGCTGATCTTTGGTTAATTGAATAAGCAAATCTACCAGCACCATAAAGACCACCTGATGGGTCAGCATTAGCACCTGGGTCAGTATTACCATACATTGAAGAACCAGCAGTATAAACATCTCCTGCAGGACCGAAGTCTAGTTCTTTTTGTTGTCCATATTGGAAATCAAGGAAAAATACAAGACCTGAAGGTAGGTTCATTGGTTGAACAGACATGAATTCTTTAGTAGATAAAGATCCAAATACTTTTCTTACCAATGGAAGTGCTACACCAGCCCATTGTTCACCTTGTCCTACTGAAAAGGTACCGCCACCTTGGTTAGTAGCAGAAGCTTCAGTTACAAGCTGTTTAGCTTGGTTTTCGAGGATCATCGCCATATTGTTTTTTTCAATCTCGCCTCCGAGACCTTCTAACAATCCGGTTTTACCCCATTTTGATGCCATTTTAGCAGCATCGCTCTGCAAGTTTTTATAACTATTTGCAGAGTTTTCGAGTAATGAATTAATTGTTGACATTTGTTTTTTAGTTTTTGTCGTTTTTAAATTTATTTAATACCTGCCAATTTTTGCATTCTAGCGAATACTTCGTTAGATTCAACAATTGGTTTTTTAGTTGTTGGTATTGTTGTTGTTTTAGAAGCTCTACCTAAGTTTTCTTTAATAGTGTTCTTTTTAACTTTTAAACCTTCGCTTAAAGTTTCGTACACTAATTTAGCTTCCTTAACGGTATTTGCTTTATCAAACGAACTTAATACTTTCACTTTTTGACTTTCATTCAAGTTTTTAGACTTGAAAATTTTATTTGAATAAAGAAGTTTTGCATTTAACAAGTTAGATGTATTTGTTTCTTTAACAGCTTCATTTAATTGAAGATCCTTTTCTTGAAGTTTATTTTCTAAAGATTCAATTTTAAGTTCAGCTTCTTTAAGCTTTTTCTTAGTGTCTTCAACTTCTTCTTCAGCAGCATCTTTTTTAGTAGCATCTTTTTTAGCACTACTTTTTTTCCTTTCAGAAATTTCTTCTGCTTCAATTTCTTTCAATAATTCTGTTAAATCAACTTCTTCTTCATCAGACATTTCCATTTCTTCACCTTCTTCTTCTGATTCTTCCTCAGCGCCTTCACCTGCTTCAAGTTCCCCTGATTCAATCATGTCAGCGATTACGTCTTCAATCATCTTTTTAAGGTCTTCATCAGTCATGTCCTCAAGATCAAGTGGTTCTCCTTCTTCATCCATGTCATCACCAGCCATGTCATCATCTTCTTCATCCATAGCTTCTTTAACATCTTCTTTTTCTTCGTCGTCGGATTTTTTTCCTTCTTCTACTTTTTCTTCGTCGTCGGATTTTTTTCCTTCTTCCACTTTTTCTTCTTCTTCTAATTCAGCTAATAGTTCTTCCAAATTCATCTCGTCTATGTCTTCTTCCATGCTATTTTTAGAATCATCTTCTTCGTATTTCATTTCTTCCATACTATCTTTAGAATCATCTTCGTCATGCATAGCTTCTTCCATTTTAGAATCATCTTCATCGTAAGATTTCATTTCTTTAACATCATCTTCTTCATATTCCATTTCTTGGATTTTAGCAGATAACATTTCTTTTAAACGAGGTGTAAAGGCTTCTTCTAAAGCTTCTTTAGCGTTTGCTATTGCCATTTCTTTTACAGCTTTAGCATCTGCGATTGCTTCTTTAAGCAAATCTCTGTTTGTTGCCATTTTCCTAAATTTTATTTTGTTGGGAAAGTACGTTTATTTAAAAAACGTAATAGAATAATTAATTGCGATGCCACATAGAATCGTGGCATATTCTCATATACATATATGAGGAGGAATTAAAGTCGCATTTACATTACAGGACAGGTGCCCTTAGCGCATAATATTTCGGTAATAATTGAATTAGTGCGCGCATATGGATGAAGGAATGTAGATCTAGATTCATTTAATTGACCATTTTTCATCCAAGAATCTGGGTTTGATGGGTTAGATACTAAATCCCAAGTAAGTAATTCAAAGTCATCTTGTACTTCCATTACTTCACCCATTTGTTTTAGTGAACCCATTCCACGAGAAGATATACCTATAATTAAACCATTTTTAACTAATGCTCCTGCTATACGGCCAGATTCAGTTCCTTTATCTCCGGGATCACAAAATATTTCAACAGTACCTAAAATTTCATCACCATCCCATCTTATTTCTCTAATAGCATGCGATGCATTTTTTAAATTAATTATTTGAGAGTCAGGATGATCTAATTCACCACACGTTTCAGTTGATTTTTGATCTATTTTCTTTTGAAAGTTTGCTAATTCACGCTCCCATAACTCTTTTTTATAGTATCTACCATTACCGTTTTTAACTTCAACAGTAGCTAGGATACCTTCAACAAAAATGTTTCCACCTCTGTTTAACCCTTCTACAAGTTGAACAGGACTTGGTTTAAATTGTCTAGTTTCTATTAAGAGTTCTTTACTCATCTTCCTCTTCTTATATCATTTAACCATTCCCAATCCGGCTCTACGTCTTCATCTTCATCAGATGGTTCAGAATAGTTTTCTTCAAGAGAATCAATAGTATCTTTTAATTTTTCTATTTCTGGGTTTAATTCTCCAACTGTTTGATCTAATTCTTTAGCTTGTTCAGTAGAATTATCAAATTCTTCAAGTGGTTCATCTTCATCAATTACTTCTTTTTTAGGAATAGATTTAATTTTTTTAGCTTCTTTAGCAAGTGCTTTTTCAATTTTAGCTTTAGCTCTTTCTAAAATTTTAACATCTTTTTTAAGTTCTTTAACTTTCTTTTTATCAGTTAAAGCTTTCATGTCTTCATCTTCGTTAATTCTTTCAAGAAATGAATTTTTCTTTTCAATTAACTCCATAATTTTAGCTAATTTAGATTCATACACTTCATATTCAGCTAATTTATTAATTTCAGCTAATTCTTTATTAACATTTTCTTTAATTACTTTTCGTATTTTAGCTTCTGGTAGAGTATCTGGTTTATAGGGGGGTAAGTCTATCATTATACCATCATCAACTATTTTTAATGAATACCCCTCAGGGAAGGATACCATATGGTAAGGTCTCATTTGTCCTTTAACTGGTAATTCTGAAATTCTGTCATCAGTAAATTTCTTGATTAATGCTCTAATTGCTGGCCAATCTTTTTCAGTAAAATTATCTTGGATTTTTTGTAAGGTAGCTTTAGCAACATTTTGAGCTCTTGTAGATCTACCTCTTGTTACTCCTTTTAAAGCAATATACATTAAATCAGATATAGCAAGAATTACCTCTTCACCTTTAGAAAATACTTTAATGTGGGGAATTTGTGCTGATTCATCATATGTAGGGGCATTAGGGCCTGGGTTACTTAAATTAAGTTTACTAATAATTGAATCAGGTAAAAGATAATTTGTAGGTATTTTTCGTCTACCACCACCACCACTTACTGGGTTGATGTTGATCATTTCTTCTAATTCAGAATCAACCATTTCACGGATTACTTTACGCAATTTAGCTTCTTCTAAGTGGCTATGTAAACCACTCCCACCTGAAGGGTCAGTAAAATCCTCATTATCTCTTTTAATACCATAATATGACATTATTTCATTATATTCTTCTGGAGTTATATCTTGGGGAAGTATTCCTGTTCTTTCATGGTAATCAAATAATTTAGATGCTTCATCTTTTTTAAGTTTTGGTTGAATAGACTCTTTTAAATCACCGTATCCACTTGACTTGTATTTTCCTTTAGGTTCTTTTGGTTCACCTAAACCAGGATGGTCTACTGCATACCCTAAATCTTTTACACCGAATTGACCTTTTTCAGTGTAATATATAGGATTTTTTTCAAGATTTTTAATTACAATGGCTTTTAATTGTTCCATTGTTTTATTTTCATTTTTAGGATCTTTCATTTCAGTGTAGTATCCTTTCATAATCTGATCAAAAATTAAATTATCAGGATTTTTCTTATCCTCATAGTCAAAATTCTTTTCAGCATCTTCTTCTACTTGTTTTGAAGGTTTTTTAAGTTCAGCTTTTTCATCATCAAAATGTTCTTTCTTTGCTTCAGCTAAAAAGTTTTCAAAAGCAACTTCAAATGATTCTTTTTTAGAAGGTTGTAATTGGTTAATTGGTTCTAAACCAACAACGTTTTCATTAATAAGATTTTTAGTTTTAAGTACATTTGCTACTTCTGTATATGTAGCAGCGTTACGAATTAAACCAGGAAACTGTCGTTTAGCTTCCTTAATAAAGACGTCTTTGTGGCCTTTACCTTCTTTAATTAACAAATACTGGTCTTGTAATGTCTTTTTCATTTATTTTTCTGTTAGTAGTTCTTTTATTTCTTTTAAATAGCTTTTAACTATTTCTATTGGTTGTGTGATATCATATGAACCAACGTTTCCACCATATAATTCAATTGTATCATTTTTTGCATTAGAAACTAATGGTGTTATTTCATTCATTAATTTTTCAATTTCATCTAACCCAGCTATACGTTGTTTTTGGAAATCATTCATTTCCCATAATTTTTTCTTGTCGTATGATTTAGGTTTTATATTAGGAACATTTTTAAATCCTAATTTATAATAATAAATATTTTTAGCTCCTTTAGCGTTTTTATTTTTATTAAAAACTGTTGGAGTAGCATAGTTAGCCCCTTCACCTGGGGTAAAAGAAGCGCCACTTTGGTTAGTAGCGGACATTTCTTTTAATTTTTTTCTTACTATTTCTTTAATTCTATCCATTAGCTGTTTCTAATTCGTCTATTAAATCACAATATTGCAACAAATCAACTAAATCTTTATCTTTAAGTTTATAGTTTTTAGATGGAACCTTAATTAAAGAAACAACTTCAGCAATTTTTATTTTAGTAACTTTATTTTTAGTACCTTTATTTAAATCTAATAATTCCTTTTTAATTTCATATATTTTATCTGTATAAAATCTTTTTAAACGAGGAGCATTATCAATTGAGTTAATATATTCTTTAAGAATTAATTTCTGTTTTGATGCTAAATTATCGTACTTACCATTAAATTTTTCCATTAAAATTTTATAAGTAAGAAGTTTAGTATCTTTATCAGATTTATTTACTTCATCCATTACCTCATCTCTAACTTTACTTTCTTTAATAGAAGCAACAGTTAAATGTTCTAAAATAGTAATTTTATTTTGAATTAATTGTTCTGGGTTTGGGGTGGTAGAATTATTTAATTCTAGTAAAGTATAAAATGCAGCAAAAGGCTTATAATTAGGAAGTTTATGATTAAAAAAGTGTGTTAAATCATAATGTTTTTTAATTTCATTAATAAGATTGTATTTTTGTCTTTTAATAGCTCCTCTATTTAATGATTTAGATGATTCAACTAAAGTAGAAACTGTAATAGAGGCTTTAGCTTCAGTTAATGAGGTTTTTTTTAAAAGAGATTCATATAGTCTATATTCTCTTCCTAATTCAGATTTTACAAAATATTTTTGTAATATATCTTTAGCAGGTGAAGTTTTATTTTCTAAAGTATCCGTTGTAATTTGACGTACTAATAATTCAAATAAAATACCTGTGTTTTTATACTTTGAATGTTTAATTTGCATTCTTAATAAGTTTATTTATTTATAAATATATAAAAATTTATTATTGTTTTATTTGATTTTCATCTAATAATGAATTTCCTTTAATTTCTTTTTCAAATATCATTTGTTTTTTCTGGTTTTTGATGTCATTAAACATTTTAAGATTTTTATTTCGTTTCTTTTTTGTTTCTAAAGCTAAAGGAGATCCACCTTTATAGTTAGGCTTTATTGAATCAGATTCATCATTATCTTTTTTCATTCCAATAGCTCCTATTCTATCTTTACCAAAAGCATTATCTTGTGTATTTCTATTAGACGTTTTTTCTTTTGGTCTCCCTAACGCTTCTTTATCTTCATCATACCCTTCAGGTACTTCTCCACCATCATACCTATTTCTGCCATACAATGAAGCTAAATCATGAGGTGTTCCATAAGATTTTCCTGTTTCACGAGGATCATTACCTTCATTTTCAATTTGAGCTAATCTAAATTTACGTTTAGCATCTTGTACATTTAAAGAACGATATTCTTCATATTCATCTTCACTTAAATGGAATATATGTTCATAAATAAAATCAGTAGGCATTAACTTATTTTCTACTATTGAGTTAGCTAAATCTACTTTATCCCTCATTAAAGCTACTCTTTCTTGATCATAAATTACAGAAGGGTTAGTTAATGAAAGTTCAAAATTTACTAAAGCATCATCTTTATAACCTTGAGCATACAAATGAACCAAAGCAATTTTATTAAGTTCAGAAACTATAATTCTTTGTATACGTTCAATTGTACGAGCAAACCTAATATCTTCAGCTGCTAATGTAGCTTTACCAGTTAAATCCTTTTCATAACCCATAAATGCTTTAGGTACTTTAAGAGCAGCAAATAATTTATCTCTTAAATACTCTACATCTTGAATTCCATCATATTGTAACCCACCTAAATTATCTATTTTAGTTGCTTGATCATTGCCTCTTACTGGTATATAAAAATCTTCAAGTAAGTTTTGCATGTTATATTTTAAATTATAATCACCTGATTCTTGGTCAATGTAAGGGGTGCGTTTCATTTTTGATATTGTCTTTTGCATAAAGTTTTCTACTTCAGCAGGTGCAATATTTCCAACATTAATATAAAATATACGTTTTTCAGGAGCACGGACGATTCTATGAATTAACATAGCATCTTCCATCATTGTATATTGTTTAAATAATTTACGACCAGGTTCTAAATATGATCTACCATAGGGTAAAAAATTAGTATCTGAAAGTAACCTAAAGTGTGCTACTTCATAGTTATCAAAATAGATAGCTTTGTCGTTATCATTATTTTGATAATTAGAAGTAGGTACTGAGTATTGGCCATATGCTTGGTTAATGCCATCTGGATCAAATCTATATCTTACATCAGCAGGTCTATCAGGGTCAAAACCATCCTGTCTTTCTATATGAAATGCATTGTAAGGTATAACATTATAAACACCAAATTTTTCAGAAATTTCTAATTTTAAAAAGAAATCTCCATATTTACACATATTTCTAATCCAAGGCCATAAATTAAA